CGATTCGTTTAAAGCAGGCATGATGGGGGCTCCTTAGTGTTTGGCTTGGGCGGCGCGTTTTTGTGCCTCCGCCAGCATGGGGTTGGGGGCATCGGTGCCAGCGGCGGGCTGAATCTGCGACTGGATTTCCGCCTGTTGCGCTACCAGCTCCAGCAGCGTTTTGCGTGCCGCCTCCAACGTTGTACCCTGTTCAATAAAATCAGCCGCCTTGTCAGGCTTGCCAGCCAAGCGGCAGGCATGGATGATATCCAGATGCTGGGTTTTCAGGGCTTCGGCGGCATCAAAACGGATAGCCTCCAGATCAACGGGGGGTTTTTCATCAAGCATGCGAGTTTCCTTTCGTGGTTTGGGGGTTAAGGTGTTGACGAGAGATTGGACGGTGCTTTCAAAAGTGCCAACACCATCGGCAAGGCCCGCTTTCACGGCATCCTCGCCAAAGAACAGCCCGGTTTCCGTGGCACGGACGGCATCGGGAGTCATTCCCTTGTTACGGGCAACAGTATCAACGAACAGACCGTACAGGCGTTTCACTTCGGCCTGCAGGAATCCCGCTGCGTCTTCGCTTAAGGGTTCATGGGCGTTAAAATCGTTTTTACGGCTGCCCGCAAACAACGTCGTGACCTTCACGCCCTGTTTTTCATCGTAGACGGATTGATCCACATGGGCGGCCAGCACGCCGATACTCCCTACGCCGCCGGTGCGGGTGAGGAATAGCTTATCGGCGGCACTGCCAATGGCATAGGCGGCGGAAAACGCGCTGTCATTGGCCATTGCCCAGACGGGCTTTGTGCCACGGGCGGCAAAAATACGGTCGGCCAGATCAAACGCCCCCGCCGCTTCGCCGCCGGGGCTGTCAATTTCCAGCAGAATGGCATCAATGCTGGGGTCGGCCACCGCCGCATCGAAGCGTGCCTGCACGTCCTCGTAATTGCCAAAGCCAAACAGGCTATCCAAGAACGATCCACGTTTCACCATCGGCCCCAATACGGGCACCACCGCAATTCGGGCGTTGCCACTGGTCGAACCACTACGCGCTGCCAGTGATTGCGGCGCACGCAGCAACGGCAGGGCATGCGGTGCCAGCAACAACGGCCGGTTCAGCCAGTGTTGGGAGAAACTGTTGGTCATGGTTGCTCGGGAAAACTGCTTTGTGTTTGTTGTGCCGCGCCGGTTTTGGCGACCTTGCGCGGGTCACTGTCTAAAATCAGGCCGAGGTTGTCGGCACGCTGATTATCAGCAGCGATTTCCGCATCAATCTCTTCGGCGTCGTATCCCAATTCAGAAACAACCTCTGAGCGGCTCTTGAAGCCGTTGCGCACCGCGAGTTGCTCGGCCTGTTGGTCTTTGAGCGGATCAACCCAATCCCAGCCCTGGGGAATCCATTTCGCGGCAAGATAGGCACGGCGGTTTTTCTGAAAATCGCTGAGCGAAATGGGGAGTGCGCCCGCCAGAACCGCCAGTTCCAGCCACCGCTGCCACACAGGGCGGCAGAGCTGATACACCAGCACCTGATGTTGCAGCATCGTGCAGCGGCGGCGAAACTCGATGAGTCCCGCACGAATACTGGAATAGTTGACGCCCGTCAGGTCACTGGTGAGTTGTTCGTAAGTAATGCCAAGGCCAACGGCGATCATCCGCAGTTGCTGGCGGAAAAACGCCTCGTAGCTGCCGCCGACATCGCCGGGCTCCGAGAATTTCACATCTTCCCCTGGCTCCAGCAGTTGCAGCGTGCCGGGCTCTAAACCAGCCTGCGCTGCGCCTTTATCATCGGGATTTCCTTCACCCATAAACGGCGTGTCGGGATCGTTCTTGGTGATGAAGCCTGCGAACATCGCCGCCGTCTTTTTGCGTACCAGTTCGGCGTCGTCGTATTGATCGAGTTCGTAGAGCTTCAGCAAGACCCGCCCCAACCACGGCTCGCCGCGAATCTGCCCTGGGCGCTGGGGCTTGAAAATATGCAGCACTTCTTCAGCGGGCACGCGCACCGTCTCTTTGGCAATGCCGAACAACATCGCATCGCCGGGGTGTTCACGGTAGAGATGATAGGCGACACGCTGGCCGAGGCGGTTGAACTCAATCCCGCCCCTGATAAAATTGCCGTTTGCCAGTGGCTTGTTGTTGCTGGCATCCAAGTGTTCCGCCTCCAATGTCTGAAGTTGCAAGGGAACGCTGAGGGCATCTTCTGGGCGGCGTACCCGCAAACGCACAAAGCATTCGCCGCCTTCCACCATGGCGCGGCAGATGAGGGCTTGCAGGCCGTAAAAATCCGTCAATCCAGCACTATCGGCTTCATCCGTCCATTCCAGCCACAGAGCCTGAATTTGCTGGCGTAGGTCGGATTCATTTGTTTTCGATTGCGGTTTGATGCCCGTGCCCACGGCATTCGCCACAATCGCCTCAATGCCGTTGGCAGCGTAGGCATTCTTCCGCGCCATGTCGCGGCTGCGGGAGCGCAGCAGTGCTGCATCCTGGAACAGAATGGCATTGGCGGAATCAGTGGTTGGCATCCACGTTTGCAGCCGCCGTCCCGTGCCCGCCGCGTCATAGCCAAGGGCTTTGACTTTCGGTTTACGGAGCCAGCCGAGGATGTTCATTCCACACCTTTGCTAGTGAACACGCGGATCTGGCGTGTGCGTGTGCCAGCCACCGCCTTGATCTCCTGCCGCATCCGATCCCGCAGAGAAATCAGTTCCCCTAGTTGCACTTGGCTGTAGCTCACGGTTTTACCGTCATAGGCGACAGAGGCCACCCGCTCACCGCTTTGCAGCTTGCGAATCGCCGTTTCGATGTCGGTGAGGTCTTGTTCGATGTAGGCCATATCAGGTCATCCAGCGCGACCGCGTTACGCGGGGGCGCCCAGGTTTGTTTGTTGTCACAGGGTCAAGGGTGCGCCGCTCGGCAGGTATCAGTTGCGCTTCTAAATTCTGCCAATGGCGGTCGGTAAAGCGTTCGATGCCAAGGGTAATGGCGGCGGCGCGGGCGTAAATGCGGCAATCGAGGGCTTCGTTGCGTTCCCGCAATTTCTGCCACTCGCGTTTCGGGTAGCCCTTGACGGTTTTGGTCACCAGCTGTTCGGCGGTTAATTGTTTGAAGTATTCGGCTTCATACTGCGGAAAATGGCAGTATCCGGCAGGAAACAGGCCATCTTCACCGCGCTGGAGTTTCAGCCATTGGTACAGTTCGGATTTCAGCAGCGAGACGCCCACTGGCCAGACCTTGATGCCCCGCCGCAGGCGTTTGCCGCCAAGGTTTACGTCTACCGCCGTGGGGGCGCCCACCGGCGCAATGGCCCGTTCCACACCCTTGACCGCCAGCACGCGGCCGGCTTCTTGGCGGCGGCACCAACCGTAGACATCCTGCGTGGCAAAGCCCGTATCCACCGCCAGGGCGCGGATCGTAAGATCAACGCCGCTGGCATGGCGGAAGGGTTCGGCCAGCAGCGTTTGTAATTGTTGCCAGACGGCCTCTTGCGCCGGATCGCCGTATAAAACACGGTAATCCACCGACCAGCTTTCCTTACCCTTGCCCCAAGCAACAACCTCAACCTCGATGCGGTCTTTTTGCACATCGGCACCGGCGGTGAGCAGCAGGCCAGATGGGGGGATAATCCCAAGAGGGTAATTCTCCCGACGTTCATAAAGCCGCTGCCAGTCGGGGGCTTCGCCGCGATCCACCCAGGTTTCGCCGAGCACGGTGTTCACCCAGACCTTGAGTTGGGCTTCATCATCTTTGGCTTTCAAAAAACCCCGCACCGCTTCTTCCCATGAAAACCAGCCCACGGGGCTGTAGAGTGACGAGAGATGATAGCCACGTGTTTTGCCGTCACCAACCGCTGTGCTGCGCCATTCGCCGCCCTCCAGCATGCGGCTTTTGCCGTGGTTGGGAATGGGGGTGTCGCAGGCTTCGCAGTGGTAGCGTACCGTGGCGGGGTCATTATCCTGCCAGCGGATTTGAGCCCATTTCAGCACCTGCATATGCCCACAAACAGGGCACGGCACATGGAAGAAACGCTGATCCGAGGATTCAAATTCTTTTTCAATACGGCTGAGGCCGCTCACCGTGGGCGTGGAGACTTCTAGAATCTTGCGCCGCGCAAAGGTGGCGGTGCGCTGTACCGCCAATGAGACGGGATCACCTTCACCGTCGGCATCGCCGGGATAGCCGTCGATTTCATCCATGAACAAATACCGCACCGGCATGGAGCGCAGCCCCACGGCGCTGTTGGCTCCGGTAATGACGACGATCCCGCCAGGGAATTCTTTCGATTGCACCGTGTTACCCGCATCGCGGGAACGCGGGTCTTTCACCTTGGCCCGAATCGCGGGTGTGTCGTCAATCAGCGGCGCAAAGCGGCCTTTGCTCCAGCGCTTGCCCATCTCAACGGTGGGCAGAACCACCAGCATCGGCCCCGGCGCCTGATCGATGACGTACCCGATCCAGTTGTTGCCAGCCTCGGTGCCGCCCACCTGGGCGCCTTTCATAAAGACGACCTTTTCCACGCCGGAAGACGGGGACAAGCAGTCCATGATTTCGCGTAAATACGGCGTGCGGTCAGTGCGCCAACGCCCCGGCTCGGCAGAAGCGGTTTGCGACAGCATGCGGTAATGATCCGCCCATTCGGACACCGTCAGCAGCGGATCGGGGCGCAGGCCATCGTTAAACGCCGCGTCATACAGCGCGACTACGTCAATCACGGCTGATTTCCTCCAAAATCAGGCGGATTTCTTTGCTCAAGACTTCGTGCACCTTAGCCACGTCGGTTTCAGCTGCCAGCACCGCCGCGACACGGTCGGGCAGGTTCAACATCCCGTCGCGGACGATACGGGCGCGGCGGAAGGCGGCGATTTTGACTTCATCGGCGGCAATCAGCTTGCCCGATTCGGCGCGGGCGCGGATTTCCAGCAGTTTGCCGCGCTCGACCTCGGTTTTGATGCGAGATTTAAGCAGCAGCGTTGAAAGACTGCCGCCGTCTTCCTCACTGCGCCGCGTGGCGCGGGCGGGCTCACGAATGGCCTCAACAGCGGCATCGGCTTCTATCGCATCAATCTGACCGTTAACAAGGCGAACGATGCCTTTGCGGATCAGCTCATTGGCGTATTGCCTTGAAAAGCCGTGCTTTTTCGCCCAAGCGGCTTGGCTCATCAGCATGGTTCCATCCCCCCCATGCCGCGTGCGTAAAAATCCCCGAAAAAATCATCATATTTTTCATCTTTTCAAGTTGATAGCGCTCCCGTTCCAAGCATGTGTTGGTTCATCAACAACCCTATAAACGGAGAAAAACCCATGAAACACAAACAACAACCAAAAAAGCAGGAAAGGCATGGCCAAAGCCCACAGCCGCATCCGCAACGTCAAAACGGCAGCAGCAAACAACATGTGCTGGTTGACCTTCTGACCCGCACTGAAGGTGCCACCATCGCCCAGATTGTCGCCGCCACCAACTGGCAGTCGCACAGCGTGCGGGGCTTTATGAGTGCGGTTTTAAAGAAAAAGCTGGGGCTGCATATTGTCTCGGAGAAGTCAAAAGGTGGGGAACGGGTGTACCGAATTCACGCGACAGTTACCGATGCAGCCTGAATGACGAATGGCAACGAGTTAACAGGCACTGACTATACTTAAGAAAACTGTTTACCTTGTAATTTCGAAGCGATGATTTCAACAGAGTCTGTTTCATCAAGAATCCCGCCAGAAAGCATATTCAAATCTAGGTATCTGTGACCTCTGATTCCACCAGCGGTTTTCTTTTCAATGTTAACTTCTTGTAAGTTATCAACTAAATAATATCGCTCAAAATTAGCGCCAAGGTAATCATATGAAGATTCTTCGATGGCTTTCTGAATTAATAATTTATCATTTGCTGATGACTGACCAAATTCATCTTTATTACAAACAAGGACACCGTTTTCATTTTTACAAATGACACATGCTTTAATTTTCCCCATATGGCTAATTTTTTTATTTTTGTAAAATCCAATATAGCTAACATGAGTTTTAAGAGGACGAGAGGATGGCTCGTGATACAAGCTAAACTTAATATTCTCTTTTAGGGACTTCCCACAAGGAAAAACAATTATTTCAAATGGATTCGGAAGCATACCTTGGCTTCTAATAAAGAATTCATAGTCAATTATTATTTCTTTGAGATCAGCTTCATATTCTGGGCAAATGTCATTTAATGACTTTACTATATCCCTATATGTAACCGCTGTGAAACTTACTCCATGCTCTTCACATACCTTCTGGAACTCAGCGAGATTTGTTTTGGAAACGCTTTTCTTAGAAAGACCAACAACAACGGAAGTAAACGAATCGTTGTTGTTTTTTATGCTTATCGCGTGTCTTTTAATTTGATCTAAGTACAACTCTCCGTCAGATTTCGCCTCAATGTAAATATTGACTGGTTTTTGGGATATTAGTGCATCAGGTGTGCTGCCTTCTGTCCTTAATTGCTGACTGAAAGTCAGACCAATTTCTATTTTTGAATCTTCGATTAACTGCTCAAGTAATTTTCCAAACATGATTGGTGAGTGTCGATACACATGCCTCAGCATTAACATTGTATTGTTTGTTATATGATTTTCTTTTTGTGAATACTTTTGAAAATAGGATATGTCAGGCACGGCTTAACTCTTGGTTGACTAAATTGGTTGCAATATTACCAGACATAACAGCTATTTTACCAGTGTATTCCTGCCACCGCTTCACAATCACATCCACGTACCGAGGATCGAGTTCAATCAGCCGTGCCTGCCGTCCGGTTTTCTCACAGGCAATCAGCGTGGAGCCAGAACCGCCGAACGGATCGAGCACGATGTCACGCGTCTTGCTGGAATTACGCACCGCCCGTTCCACCAGTTCCACCGGCTTCATGGTGGGGTGCAGGTCGTTTTTCTGGGGCTTATTAAAAAACCAGACGTCGCCTTGATCCCGCGCCCCGCACCAGAAGTGTTCGGCGCCTTCCTTCCAGCCGTAGAGGATGGGTTCATATTGCCGCTGGTAATCAGAGCGCCCCAGCGTAAAAGTGTTTTTTGCCCAGATAACGAAGGTTGACCATTTGCCGCCCGCCTTGCGAAAGGCCGATTGCAGCGTGTCCAGCTCACTGGAACTCATGCAGATGTACACCGCACCCTTGCAGACCAAGAGAAAATTGACGCACGCATCGTATAAAAACTGTTCGAACCCTTCGCCGAGATTGTCGTTCATGATGGTGCGGCCCGCTTTTTTGCCGCCCTTGGCGCGGATTTTGTCTTTTGCGGTATTGCCGTAATCCACGTTGTAGGGCGGATCGGTAAAGACCATATCGGCCAGCCCACCATCCATTACCCGTTCAACGTCGGTCAGCACCGTTGCGGAACCACACAGCACACGGTGATCCCCCAGCAGCCACAGGTCGCCGGGCTGCGATAGGGGGTTTTCTGTTACTTCGGGGGCGGCGTCATCGTCGGTAAAACCTTGGTTTTCAGCCGATTCACCGTTCAGAAGCCTGTCGATATCCTCAAAATCAAACCCCGTAATGTCCAAATCAAAATCCGCTTCCCGAAGGGCTTGCAGCTCAACGCGGAGCATTTCTTCGTCCCAGCCTGCATTTTCAGCAATTTTGTTATCGGCGATGACCAAAGCCCGCCGCTGGGTTTCCGAGAGATGAGCCAACATGATCACCGGCACCGTCGGCAAGCCCAACCGCTGCGCCGCCATCAAACGCCCGTGCCCCGCGATGATGACGTTGTCCTCACCGATGAGGATCGGGTTCACAAAGCCAAACTCCGCAATGCTGCCCGCGATCTGGCTGATCTGTTCATCCGCATGCGTCCGCGCATTGCGTGCGTAGGGAATCAGCCGCTCAAGCGGGTAGTGTTGAATTTGCAAGTCGTTCATGTTCAGTCCTGATCGAAACAAGCGCGGAGAGTGCGCCATGCATATGCTGCTGCCAGCGGTACCACCCCGTTACCGCAGGCTCTGATGCGGTCCACCCGATAGGCCAGCCCATCAGCCATTCGGTGAACGCTGGGTTTAAGGTGGGCTGGGACACCGCTCCAGTCGCCGTTTGGGTGGGGTGGGAACAGTGCAAGGTGGCTTCCACATTCAGCGGTTTGGTGTTGCGCTGAAACTGGCTCGCACCCCTATTGTTCTTTGCATCCTGCGCGGTGATGGTGGGCCAAACCTTTATCGTTTCTGCCAGCCCCATGCTGTAATGTTCGCTGGTGCTGCCTGGCTCCTGCGCCCGTGGGGTCGGCCAGAGACTCTGTGTTCCCAAATTGCTGGGGCTGTCTGGCATCGTCCAATTCACCACGCCCACTTCCAGCCGCTGTTTCGGGTTGCCCGCTGCAATCTCCCGCGATGAAGGCCCGTTCGCCGATGACACGCGCACGGTGGGCCACGATGAACAGCCGCTCGCGGCGGTGCGGCGCACCCACTTCTTCCGCGCTAAACAAACCCGCCGCAATTTGGTAACCCAAGCCGTCCAGGTCATGGCAGACCTGTTCAAATCCCAGCGATAAATGGTGGGCAACGTTCTCGAAAAAGCACCACTGGGGTTGGATTTCACGGGCGATGCGGGCAACGTGTGGCCACAAATGCCGTGGGTCATCGGCAGCGCGTTTTTTCCCTGCGATGCTGAAGGGCTGGCAGGGGTATCCGGCAGTGATACAATCAATTTTGCCACGCCATGGCTGGCCGTCAAAGGTTCTAACATCAGACCAGACAGGCGCCGGATCCAACCGTCCTGCTTCCATATGCGCAACAAGGAGGCTGGCGACATAGGCTTCCCCCTCGACATAACAAACGGCACGGGCATCAGGCACGGCGAGACGCAGGCCAAGCTCAAGCCCGCCAGCGCCGGCACATAAAGCCAAGACATGCACGCGAATGTTTCTGAGGTTATTTTGTCAAGTGGAGTGTCAAGTAACTTGACGCTTACTTGACATCAAAACCCGCAGAAACGCTGAAAAGTGATGTCAAGTTGTCAAGTAAGTTTTCGGTGGTGACGCTAGCGAAATCCCGCGCTTAGCCCACCCGCATACACCACACGGCAGGGAGTACCTTGGTTTTTGGGCATGGGCAGCGAGGAAACAGAGGAGGAGGGAATACGGGGGAGGCAACGCTAAGCATTAAGCGCAAGTCACCACAATGAAAAAATCTTACACAAGAGGTGCACCACTTGTCAAGCGGTTATTTTTTATTTGTTATTTTTTATTACGCCGTCGCCACACCCCCGCCAGCTCATCGAGAGCCTCGCGCAGACGCACGATGGCGTACCCTTTTCGCCAGCCCTTAGCAGTCTCGATGTCCCCCAGTGTGTAGCCCTGGCAGCATATGGCTTCCACGATTTCCAGCGATCCCGTGTTCAGTTGCTGTGCAATGTGCTGGTAATCATGGATGGCTTGCATACAGCGTTCAATCTGGAACACTGCTGGCTTGCTGGTGGTATCCACCCGCACCTGCAGCAGGCTGCCTTGTGTAGGTAAAAACATCGTGCGGGTGTACAGGCTGAACATCCTGTCCGCTATGCCAAACTGGTCGTGGTTCAATCCTCGGCAACCAGAGTCGCTGATGCCCTTAGCTTCATCCTCAACGTACCAACGATGGTATTTGTCAATCGGGCGCTGGTCTTTCACGCGGTAGGCAAAGCTCTTCTGGTCAGTCTCTACCTTCACTAGCGTGACTTTGGCTTGGTACTCGGGCGTGCCTTTGTCTAGCCCGTCGTTGGGTAGTTGGCGGGGCTTGCGGGGTTTTTTGCTCATAAACAGCCCCCTCAATGCACGGTGTCGTTGGTTGGGATGGCGACTAACCTTTCTGCCTCTTCCCGTTCAAAAAATTTTCCACAGGTTTTGCCTACAACATTAAGATCTAAGTAATTATAATTATTAAATATAGGTATAGTATGTCGATGCAAAATCGATGCATATGGAGATGCACACGGGATGCATCTGCATATGCACCCGCATTCTTTTTGCATATGCACATCAGATGCACCTGCATCAAGCCTTCCGTTGTTTTTCAAGGAATTACCAATCCATCTGGTATTCGCCGCCAAGGCCTTTTTTGTTCTATTTTCATTAACGCGATCCAGCTCTTTTTGTAGGCGGGGATTTGAGAGGTAACCGGGTGGGTTACTGGGTAGGTAACCCTCTAGGTTCTGGCGTATCTTCAGCCACTTATTCACATGAACACCCAAAATTCTGGCGATAATTTTGTTGTTATCCACAAGTTTTCCACAGTTTATCCACATGTGGCACAGCAGACGTATATACGCGCCTTGTTCTTCCAAGGTCAGCCCTGCAGTGTCGGCCAAAAACGCTTCAATGTAGAGGGGCATATAGGGATTGCGGCTCATAAATCCCCCTATGCTTTTCGGGTTTGGTTGATGAGTGCAGGCCTTACCTCTGGCGGCGCTTCACGGAGATCATAAAAATCATTGGGTTGCACCGCGCCATGCGTTACAAAGTAGATCCGCACAGCCAGATCATGGGTGGGGATCTTCTGCCCCTTTAACATGCGGTTGATGGTTGAGATGGGGCTGGCAACGGCACGGGCAAAATCAGTTTGCGACGTACTGCTGAGTGTTAACCATTCTTTAAGCTTCATAAGGCAATCTCCATTTATTGTCAAAAATTGCATTGCGCAATTTTTGTTATTTATAAAATGGACGAAACGTCTTGTCTCTAGTAAAGTGCAAAACATGAGCACAAATAATCTTGCGTTTTTGCGGCGCCGGCTGAATCTCTCGCTGACCGCATTGTCGGAAATGATTCAAGAGCCAGTATCCACGCTGAGCCGCTTGGAATCAGGCGAACGCAAGCTCTCCGACAAATACCGCTCCAAGCTGGCTGCTGCCTTACAATGCGCCCCTGAGGATCTGGACACCGAACAGTTAGACGCGCCTACAGTGCCCGTTATTGGTCTTATCCGCGACAAAGCCACCATTACCGAACCACCCGCCAACAAGCCCGAACAGGTGGAAAAACTCGAGAGCTTCCCTGCGGGTACGGTGGCGATTCGGGTTAAGGGTAACGTGCTGTTCCCGTACCACGGCAACGGCGATCTGCTGTACTTTGAAGACAAGCACCAAGCCAATGAGAAGCTGTTCCTCAACAAGGAGTGCTATGTGGAAACCGCAGGCGGGCGCAAGGTGCTGGCATGGGTTACCAAGGGCTCTGAGCCTACCACTTATGTGCTGCATGCCCCCGCATCGCCTGTACAGCTGGATGTGAATCTGACCAAGGTCTGCCCGATTATTCACATCAAGCGCGTTTAATTTTTTTCGCGACTGAAAAGCCCAGTTTTGCCGGACGATTCCTTTCTTTGACAACAGGGAATGAAAAAATAGCAAAAAATGTATAGACAATAATTTGACAAATCTGTTACGAATACACCCATGGATTGTTAATCATGGATGATACACCGATGCGTATTCGTGTTTGCATTTTTGTTGTCTCTGCCTTGCGTCTATTCGGCCTGCTGTTGATCTCACTGGCAGTTGCGGCGTTTCACACTTGGCTGGTCCTGAATTGGCTCTTGGGCTGCTGCGATGGCGGTATTTGCATCCCTGATTGGTATTCCACTTGTCACCCTTAGCAAAATTAGGAGATCGTGTATGGTCGCTCTCTATGACCGCGTCGACGCTTATGTCGCCGACCAATTAAAATTCCTACGCGTGACTCAAGGCGTCAGCCAGGTAACGCTGGGCAAAAGTGCTGGTGTTAGCAGCAGCCAAATCCAGAAATACGAAAACCGTATTGATCGCATCACCGCTGGCAGGTTGTATCATTTCGCCGAGCTGTTCGGGGT